ATCGATATGGAAGACCTAAAGGGCGTCATCGCCAGCGAGATGGAAAACTCGCTCACCGACGAGCTCGTCTCCAAGAAACAGACCGCCATGAAGTACTACGAGGGCGAGCTGCCACCCAAGCCAGACACCGCCGGGCGATCCGGCGTGGTCTCTACCGATGTCGCTGACAGCATAGAATGGCTCATTCCTAATATTATCGAGAGCCTCTCCGGCAAGTCCGTCAAGTTTATGCCGGTATCTGCCCAGGACGAGGACCAGGCCGCGCTGGAGACGGACCTGTGCCACTTCGCGTGGACCGAGGACAATAACGGATTCCTGAGTCTCTATGAGAGCGTCAAGGACGCCCTATTGACCGGCGTGGGCATCATGAAGGTCTACTTTGACGACGCGCCCGAGCGCAGCGTCGAGCACTACACCGGCCTGGACGAGAACCAGCTGCAGGCGCTGCTGGGCGACCCTATGGTCGAGATTACAGAGATTGAGCGGTCCCAGACCGAGGGGATCGGTGTTACCTGTGCCCGGATTATTCGCCAGGGTAACGTGAAGATTGAGGCGGTGCCGGTTGAGGAATTCCGCATCTGCGACGACGCCGACTCGTTGAATGTCGACGAGGCACGATTCGTGGCGCACACCGTCAGGCGGTCCGCCTCAGACCTATTGGCCCAGGGCTATGACCCCGAGGCCATCGAGAACGCCAGCACCGAGTACATGGACCGCGAGGTGGGCACTATGAACCTGCCCAGCCACATGGACGAGTCCGAGAAGCAGGTGGTGGTCACCGAGGCGTATGTCCGCTATGACGCGAACGACGACGGTATCTCTGAGCTGCTGAAGGTCACCTATACCGGCGAGACAAACCCCGAGGAGATCCTCGACATCGAGGAGATACCCTTTTTACCGTTCGTGGCAATGTCCGCGATACCGACCCCGCACCGATTCGTGGGCGTCTCTATCTATGAGCGCATGAAGCAGGTCCAGGACGTTAAGACTGCCGTGCTGCGTACCACGCTTGACGGCATGTATTACCAGAACCATAAGCAGCGCGTAGTAGTAGAGGGCCAGGTCAACCTAGACGACATGCTCTCGGCCAGGCCCGGGAACATCATCCGCGCCAAGTCACCCAACGCGGTCCAGGAGCTGGGCGGCAACTTCTTTAGCGGTGAGGCGCTGCAGCTATTAACCTATGCCGACACCCAGAAAGATAATCGGGTAGGGGTGTCCCCAAACGCATCCGGCCAGAACAGTTTAGTAAACACCGATAGCGCCCACGGCGTTGAGCGCCTGATGACCGCCCGGGAGTCTCTGGTCAACATGATGGTGCGCTCTGTCGCGGAGACGGGCTTGAAGCCCGCCTACACAAAGATCAGAAACCTCATGGTCATGTACCAGACGGCGACCGTGCCCTGGAAGTGGCGCGGGCAGTGGCAGAACATCAACCCAACATCCTGGGGCGACCGCAGCCGCATCATGTGTACCGTGGGAAGCGGCACCGCCGACTCCCAGGCCAAGCTGATGGATATGCAGCAGCTCTTAGGCGTCCAGCAGACACTAATGACCCAGGACCCAATGAATCCCCTGTGCGACTACAACAAGGTCCACAACACGCTAAAGACCATGATCGACATCGCCGACCTGGGCGACTCGGACAAGTATTTTTACGATCCTGAGACCCAAGAGGGCCAGCAGTACGCGCAGCAGAAGATGCAGGAAGGTCAGCAGAACGACCAGGAGAACATGCAGAAGGAGCAGTTCCAGCTCCAGATGCAGCAGCAGCAGGTACAGGCCCAGACCACGGTGGCGCAGGCGGAGATGGGTAAGGCCCAGGCCACGCTGCAGGTTGGTCAGATGAAGGCGCAGGTCGATCAGATGAAGGCGCAGCACGCCTCCGAGATTGACGCACTAGAGGCGCAGCTCAAGGCCATGTCCGACTCCAAGGATCAAGAGTTCAAGCGTATGCAGCTGCAGACTAATGCAGCCCTCGAGCTCACTAAGCTGGAGGTGCAGGCCAAGAGGGACCTGACGCAGCAGAACGCGGATAACCAGGCCGGCAAGGTAGACAGTAAACCTGCGGCTAAAGCGAGTAGTAAATAACTCAGGAGACGGCATGGACGCTGACGAAGAAATAAAGAGAGCCAAATTGGCTCAATCGGATTTGAATTTAATCCAAGAATTCCTAGACGAGGAGAGAGCAAGATTATTTGACATCTTCATCCGCCCAGCGCGTGGTGAAGACTTGCACCAAGTTCAAACACAGGCCCGTGCGCTAACCAGTCTAGAGGACTTCCTCATAGACCTAGTCAACACAGGCCGTTTAGCTAATGCAAATAAGGAGTTTAACCAATGAGCGACACACTTCACCCGGAAGCAGCACCAATCGAATCGGGCGGTGAATCAGCCGTTGATCAGATCGCCAACCTCTTAGAGGAGGAAGGCGTTATAGAGTCGAAAGACGAATCAACCACTAACGAGTATGAAGCAGATTCCTATGACGGCGACGAGGACGGTGACGACACCGAAACCGAGTCTCCCAATCAAGACGATGATGACGATGACGAGTTTGATGGTGAGGATGGACTTGCAGAGTTAGCGCATGAGCTTGGGGTCGACAGCGACAAATTGGGCCTAGATACAGATGGGAACATAGTCGTCCGGGTCAAGGTCAACGGCCAGAACCGCGAAGTCTCTTTAACAGAAGCAATCCAGGGCACGCAGTACCGGGCAGCCAACGATCAGAAGGCGCAAGAGCTGAGTGAATCCCGGAAGAGCTTCGACACCGAAAGGCACGCAGTAGCACAAGAGTTTTCTAACCGGCTACAGCAGATCCAGGGCATAGGCACGCTCCTAGAGCAGAAGCTTATGGCCGAGTATCAGAACACAGACTGGCAGGCACTACGCGTAAGCGACCCGGCTGAGTTTGTGGCGAGGCAGCATGACTTCCAGCAGCGGCAGAGCGAATTGCAGCAGGCTGGCCAGGTCATCGGCCTACAGATGCGGCAGCAGCAGGATCATGCTGATCAGCAATGGCAGGTAGAGCGTTCGCAGATCTTATCTAGTGAGCGCCAGGACATGATCAACTCAGTTCCCGAGTGGTCGGACGAGGGCGTTATGAAGAGGGAGCTAGGACAACTGGTCGAGTATGGCCGGTCCCTGGGCTTCGCAGATGATGACCTATCGAACGTAATCCACAACCGAGAGCTGCAGGTTTTGCGTAAAGCATTCCTGTATGACCAGGGCCAAACTGTCGCAGAAAAGAAGGTTAAGAAATCTCCGAAGATGCAGCGCGCATCAAATGGACGCTTCACTTCTAAGAAGGGAGGCAAAGTCGACAAATTAGTCGAGAGGGCGCGGAACGCACGCGGTGGCGAAAAACGAGACGCCGAGGCCGCAGCGATCCTAGCCGTACTAGGAGATAGTTAAAATGGCAGTAGGAAATGTAGACAGTGCCGATCTGAAGGCAATTAAAACAGGCGGCTTAATCAAGGAAAGTGTACTAGACAAGATTTTCGATATCTCGAAGATCAGCCTTCCGTACACCGAAATGGTCGGCAAGACCACCCACAAAAACGAGCGTTTTGACTGGGTGATCGATAAGCTTGACGCACCAGACCTGACCAACGCGGTAGTAGACGGCAGCGATGCCGGAGCTGCAGCAGAGGCGTCAGGTGAGCGCGTGGGAAATCACTCCCAGACGTCAACCAAGGTAATTGCAGTTTCGCACCGGGCAGATGATTCTGACCGCATCGGAGCAGAGAAGGAATTTGCATATCAGTTAAGCCGTGCAAATAACCACCTCCGACGTGACTTGGAAGCTATCTCGCTTTCGGACCAGGCGTCCGTTGCAGATAACGGATCAACCACCGCAGGCAAGACCGGCGGACTCGGTTCGTGGATCGCCACAAACGTGTTTGACGCCTCCGGCGCTGAGGTTGAGGCTGTTGGCTACAACCACACCACGGGAAAGACAACTACGCCGACTGCAGTAGAAACCGGCGCAGCTCTCTCATGGGGCGGTGTTAAGTCTTGCATCCAGGCCGTTTACGAGGAAGGCGGAGACGTATCGGTACTGATGGCACGCCCATCTGTTATCGCTGCTATCTCTGAGTTTGCTTACTCGGGCGAGGTGCCTATTGCTTCTTTGACTGCCGACCAAGGCAAGTCACAGGACAAGCAGGCAGCTGTGGGCGCGATCCAAGTCATCGTAACTGACTTCGGCAAGGTCAAGCTGGTGCCTAACCGCATCATGCAGCCAATGACCGACGGCAACGACTGCGTCTACTTACTCGATCCTGAGTATTTGAGCACGTCTTACCTGTCTGGCATCCAGGGCTATGACCTGGCTAAAACTGGTCTGTCCAACAAGAAAATGTTGGCCACTGACTGGGGCGTTCGCTGCCACAACGAGCGAGCTCAAGCCATGATCGTCGGCGTTGACTCAGCTGAAGCGGTAGTAGCTTAAACCTGTATGGCGCCCTCCGGGGCGCCTTTTTCCAAGGACTGGATATGACTGAGTTCACAACTACAGATGGAATCACCGACATTAAGTGGAAGCATTCCGCACACGAAGATAGGTGGTACGTCGAGAAGAAGGCACGCAATCACGACGCGATTGCAGAGTTTGCCCAAGACACAAGACGGCGTGGTGGCACAGAGACAATAGATGACCAGCGCGTTGTAGCAACAATACCAGAAGAGATTTTTTACTCCGCCAACTCGGGCCTGACTCACGGCGGCAAGTACAAGGGATTCATGAGCGCGGACCACGAGTCGCAAGAGAAATTGCTGACGCAGTTCATGCTTGAGGAAGATGTTCGCATTTTTATGCTGAACGACAACTACAGAGTTTAAGGGGATCACATGGCGGGGCGAGGACAGCAGCAGACAGGAATGGCGGGGCCGCAGAACGGACCACCGCAGCAGACCATTCAGAATCAGGGCCCAACGCCCTCGTGGCACACCGCGGGACCTACCCAGCCACAGTTCAATCCCGCAGCGTACAGTCAGGGCCAGCCAATGCCCGGCAACTACAACTACAACCCCAATCTGTCTAAGCCCGGTATGGGTATGACGCCAGAGGCGCCCCCACCGATGATGTTTCAGCAGCCCGCTAACGCCTACAACCTGACCTACAACCAGCCACTAACCCAGCAGCAGCCGGCGGTCTCAAACTCAATGGACCAGAGCGCGCCAACTTTTGAAGGGGTGCAGAAGCCTGCGATGCCTGACCCAGTGGCGGTGCAGCCGCCAAAGACTACGCCAACGCAGCCGGTCGTTGACA